TTCATATTTATCGTTTTCATCGTAGTCGTTTCTGGCGATTGCTTTTTTCCTGAACGGTAAGCTAATATCTTCTAATCTACTCATTGTTTTGTGTTTTAATTTAAATATTATTTTTTATAAATACCTACTCATCGTAATTTTTAAATGTGAGCACAATATACTCCATTAAATGTGGAACAGTATCCAAAAATTTAATTTCTTCTGCACCAAACCATCCATATTTTGTATTCTCACCATTTAATGTCACATCAGTCGGTTCACCATCGTATCTACAAGCAAATAAGTGCTCAATGCTGTCTTTATGTCTTTGTATTGTGAATGCATCGACCAACTTTTCAACTTCCAAACCAGTTTCCTCTTTTATTTCTCTCTTGCACGCCTTTTCAGGTGTTTCACCCTTTTCTATTCCACCACCGACAAGTGCCCATTTGTTTGGTTGCCACATTTTTGGCTCATCAGCACGCTTTAATAGTAATATCTTATTGTCATTATTTACAATTACTGCAACTGCGTTTTTTTTTAAATCTTCTTTCGCTTCCGTTAATCTCGGTGTTTGATATGGTTTTAATTCTGAATTTGGATTTGTGTTGATGTCCTGTCTTAATTGTTTTGACCTTTCAACGCCACTTCTTTCTGAATTTAAAGTTCTTTCAACAAAATCTTTCATTAATTTACCACCAGCAAGTTCATATTCTGCACTACTTTGTGTTTGTGGATTAAAGTAATCAAAATAGTTCTTCAATCTTTTGAGTTCTTGGTATGTTAAATGACCGTTTTTAACGATAAATTTAGCTCGTTTAACACCATTTCCCTGTGGGGTGGATACAAGTACCGACTGAATGTGACTTAACACGGCAGAGGGCACAGAATACGTTTTATTGTATAATTCCTGATTAGCCATTATCTCTTTCCAACAAATTTATTAACTTATCAATTGCTTGTTTATCAAATTTTTTATTGATTAAACCAGCAATCTTTTCAACTTGTTTATTTTGCACTTCTTTGTCTTCGCCTTTATTGGAAATTTCATCCTCATTTTTTTTATCTATCATTTTGTCTTCAGCAACAGCACCCTCATCAATTTGTTTGGGTTCTTCAAATGCTTTTTCAAAATGTTTCTGAACTAAATCGGCAACCTTTCTTGCCCACTCAAAATCCATTTTTTTCCTATCTTCAGGTTGACTTTCAAAATCATGCTCAGAATGCATTCTGAAATCTGATTTTAATTTATTGGGATTGCGATAATAATACTCTAAGGTTTCCATGTATTTGTCATACATTAACTTAGCTAAGTCATTTATAAATTCCTGTTGACCTTTATTATATTCTTTGCCCTCAAAAAATGGCAACAAGGTAAATCCAAAGCGACCAAGCATGTCATATCTAAAAGGCTGCGTACCAACCTTCACGTTATAATCAGTAGTATTATTTGCTTGAGTTTCTTTATCTGCGCCAGTTTCTGGAACATCATTTTTTCCAATCAAATCACCGTTTGAATCAATAACCTCAAACAATTCTTTCTTTTTTATTTTCATGTCGGCATATTTTAATATAAATACTTATCAATGCGTTAATCATCATCGCCATCTTCACTCATGCTATTAAAATATTCCGATTCCGGGTCGAATTGCTCGTCAGCTTCTGCTTCCAACGCACCTTCTTGTTCGTTAACAAAATCATCAAATGCTTCAGCCAATTTTGGAACTTCTTTAAATAAAACATCCATCGAAAACTTATCAGGAATGCCATGCTTTTTCTTGAAAGTTTCGAAATATGCACTTCTCTTTTTTGCCTGTGCTTCCAAATATAAATCTTTATCTGATTTACTTACAAGTTCGGACATTTCAAGTTCTTTCAGTTTCTTTTCCTGCTCTTCTCTTTTCCTATCAAGCTCTAATTCAATTTCACTTTTCGGAACTTGTACATCCGGTCTAACTATTTCAATGAATGTACCATTAAATGCGCCCACATGATATGAACTACCATCTTTAATTAAAACCAAATCACCCTTTTCATATTGTGAATTGATTGATTTAATACGTGGCTTATTGATTGCAGTCATTTTTTCATTAAGGAAATTCAACGCATTTTCATATATTTCAAAATATACCTTATCGTCATCATACATTTTAAAACCATCCCATACTAATCTTGGGTCATATCCGGTTTTATTCCAGAAACCAACTTCCAATTCTTCAAGATACATTGAACTATCAAAATCGTCTTCATTGAAGTTTCTCAATTCTAAATCATATGATGTGAAACTACCTTTAACGAGATTACCTTCCTTATCAAGTTTAACGAGTATTTTCTTACGTATCTCTGGGTCAAAGCCAACCAAAAGTGTTTCAACTCTCTTATTAAAAGCATCCAAATACTTTTCATAGTTATATTCACCAGTCATATTTGGATTTTCTTGTAAATCTTCATTACTGATTAGCTTACAACGTAATAAAACAGTACCATCGGCTTCTTTTTTTGCATCACCATGTGATTTCTTTGTACCAGTATTGACGTAATAAACAACACTATCCAATTCAGGTTCAGGTGGCATATAATTCGCAACTAATTTTACCTTATCTTCCGGTTTTAAACTATCTTCAGATTTCAATATAACCAGTTCATTTTTATGTTTTTGGAACAACTGTTCGGCAACTTCTTCACGCTGACGTTTAAGCAATTCCATATGTGCTTGCATACCCTTTTCCCTACCATTCTTATCGTTACCTCTTTTCATGTATGCATTAATACTCACCTTAACTTTACTCTTACTTGCAATTTTCTTTAAAGGAATTTGCATATAACGAATATTGTCACAATAGTCATAATAGTAGTCAACAAATTCTTTACCCTGACCATGAAGAATCATATTCAAACCCTTATCAATGAATTCTTCAATATATTCGGGCATTATCTTTGACTTGATTGTGTTTCCTGTCAGCTTAATCTTTTCTTTCATCTCCCCGGTTTTCTTATCCTTGGCAAGTGAAAGTGTTGCGTAGTTAATACGTGAAAGGTTAAGGCATGAAATTGATTCGCCATCATCATCCACTGACATAAATGGTGGTTTCATTTCTTCCTTATTATACTTGGCGATAAGTGCTTTAATACCCTTTTGACCATCATATTGCCACATATCCTCAATCAATCCTTCAGTTTCACCCTCAAATACGCCCTCATTGGTGATTCTAATCTTTGTTTTTTCTGGGAAGTGGAAGTTAATACCGTCAGTAACAGCAAGTAATGCAACACATCCAAATTTACTAAACCATGTTATTGCATGACGTAAATGTAGCCTACCAGTACAAGTAATACGAGCAGCACAAACGTTATCTGACCAGTTAAATGATATTGCAGAACCCAATGCACCGAACAACGAGTTGTTCAAGATTTTTATAGGTAACTGTTTTATTTTAAACATTGCAATGTTGGCAACCGTCAGTTCCTTATTTAAGTATTTGACGTGTGTTTCAGGGTCGATTTCCCTCAAAAGAGAAACCTCTTCTTTGTTCAATTCAGTGCTATTTGCCAGCTTCTTATATATGTTACGAGTGGTTGTTAAATACAAGAGCATTTTCTTTATAACACCCGTAATATCGAAGATTGGGAAAACATTGTCTGTAAGCTGAATCATAGGATAAAGAGAAGCATAGTCAATTTTTATAATTCTCTTTGTGTATCCGGTTTTATAACATCTTGCCAAGCCACCTGAAAATCTTTCAGTTTTATCGCACACCGGAATTGCTAAATCATTTTCATAACTCCATGCTGTCATAAGCAAGTTCCATATGGCTGCAGTACCCATAGTACAAACACGTTGATATGTGGTGGGAACAATTTTAGCCAACATAAATGATGATTGATTGTACAATTCATCAACCTGTTCTGTTTCCCAAAGGTCATCGAGAAGATATTGTTTTACAAGCCTTTTACCACCAATAAATGATGTCATGCCATTTGGAAGTGCTTCTTTCTTAAACCACTCATAGAAATTAGGTGTCCCATCGAGATAATTTTTTCTTGTCCTCTTATACTCATCTTCACCAAACTTATCTTTGTTTGCTTGAAGTATGTGTAATTTCTTGGTGACTTCTTGATATTCGTCAGGCACTTGAATATATTCATTCTTATCGTTTATCATGAACATTTTATTTTCATGATAATACCTACCAATTGAAAAATCTTCGCCTTTAATGTAAGTTCTGTTTGGTTTTGCAACTTTTTCGTGTTTTGCAATATATTTCAAACCAGTTGCTTTGACTTCGGTATTAACTGCTGCAGTTTTCTTTGCTGCATGTAGAATATCTATGATTGAATATCCCCACATTTCAGTTGCAGTATACTTATCAGCAGTGTTACCATATTTAACAGAAGTGTTTCCTCTTCTTTTTATTTGACTTCCTTTTTTAAGACCCATCGGAATCTTGGTCAAATCCATATTCAAAAGCTTTGCCCTGCCAAGAAGGAACTCAAAGTCAAACATTTCTGAGTTATACCCGGAAATAACCGCAGGTTTCAGATAATCAATTAAATTGAAAAAATCCTGAATTAACTTGATTTCGGCTTCATCATCGTTCAGCTTTTCAGCTTCGAGTATTGTTTCAAATCCCCTGTTATCCCTAACACCAATTAAGAAAACCCTACCAATTTGAAATCTCAATGCAGTTGTTTCAATGTCAAATGTTACTTTATGAACATTTTTATATTCTTCATATCCCTTATACAACCTTGTGCGATTAGATATGAAAAATTGCTCAGTAACCCTTGGAGCGTAAAATAAATCACGATATAAAAAGACATAATCACCCTTTTTATCTTTAATGAACCTGTCTTCATTGTCTTTAGCTTTTTCATACGGGTCAATACCGCCATCTTTCAAATAATTCATAATTGAATTATACGAATAACGGCTTGTTAACTTATAACAATAACCATCGACAAGTCTTTTTTGATTTCCAGTTTTTAATTTGGTGATTGTAACACCATATTTAACCCTTTTACTTTCTTTCATAGTATCTGACTTGCCAGCATATAATTCAATATTATGCTTCGACAAATCCTTCATATACATAAATGGTTCGTATGTTGCTTTAATAATTTTAGGTTCTTTACCCGGTTCATGAATAACACATTCCGCAACATTAGTTGTTGGGTCTGTTTCCACATTCACTAAGTACTTTAAGTCATTGTTGTATCCTTCAAGAAAGGCTTTAATTTCCCCTAAAATTTCTAATTTGTTTAACTCCATGATTTATTTTTTATGTTTTTCTTTTATTTTTTGTATTACTTCCGTTAATACCGATTCAGTTACATTTGATTTATAATCTTCATTGTCAATAACTTTGACAATTTCTTTCCGTTTGCTTTCGATTGATGAATAAACATAGTCATCAATAGTGTCCGGGAATATTGCCGGATATATGTTAACCACATCCTTTTGTCCGATACGATGCAACCTGTCACTCACTTGGTCATAGTCACCGACTGAATAAGGTAGAGTGATAATGAATAGTTTGCTTGCTGCAGTAAGTGTCAATCCATAACCACAAGTCTGAATACTACCTAAAAATACTTTTAAGTCACTTTTTGGGTCTTGGAATTTCTTAACAATATCTGCTCTTTCCTCATCTCCTTGGTCGCCAGTATGAAGTGCTGCCACGTCACCAAGTTTTTCTTTTAATTGATATAGCGCATCCTTGAAAAAATCAACTATTACCACTTTCTCACCAGTTTCAAGAATGTTTTCAACAAGTTCGATAATGTGTTTAACCTTCAATGAAGCAGTATATTGCCTTAAACGGAGCATTATTGTTAGTGGATTACGTGTCGGATGTTCAAGAAACTCATTTGCTACACCAGCTTCAATTTCATTGTAAACTGCAAACTCACGCTCATCCATTTCAAGAATTAATCGCTGATATATTTTATCTGGTAAATCAGTCAATACTTCGAACTTTCTCTTTCTATGAGTATATGGCGCAATTTTATGATAAAGTTCTTCCAATTTTTGTTCTGCACTATCTGTAATGTATCCCCAACCACCATTATAATCATACGACATACCACAATAGTATTCATAAAAATTCTTTTTTGTTGGAAAATCTGTAGGTGAAATTTGATTTAAAACTGTGTATAACTCAAATGCTCTGTTTGGTGCAGGTGTACCCGATAAGAAAATCTTACTTATCTTATCACCATTAAATATTGATTTATTGAAAGTTCTTTTAAAATTCTTATATGTATTTGCCTTGGTGTTCTTTAATTTTTGAGATTCGTCACAAATAACAGCATCGATTCTATCAATTTTTAACTTTTTCCATTTTGCCAAGAATTTCTGTTGATTACTTGAATTAAAATAGTCATAATTCACTATGACATATTTTGCATGCTCAACATCACATTTATTCTTTTTTGAATTCACAACATAATATGTGCTTTTTGTGAATTTTTCAACCTCATTGGCATAGTTGTACTTTAGTGAATTGGGTGTAATAACAATAACCTTTTCAAAACCATTCATTTCGACATAAAGTATTGAAGATAAGGTATTGTGTGTTAATATGCAATGGTCAGTAGCGTATAAATGGTCATGAGAATCAATTAAAATACATTGTGCCTCTTTTTTCCCAACATATTTTATTTCTAAAATCGCTCTATTTGGTGGATATTTTGTTGGTGCAACAAATGTTTCAATTTTTCTTTTTAATTTGAAGGGTATAAAATTGGATGGTAATTTAATATGTAATCTCCAATACATCCTTTTCTCACCATTATATTTAATCCACTTTTCATGAAGTCTACCAATACCGCCTAATGATTGTACAATAAATTGTACATCTTCAATTAACTGTCTTGATGCTAATGTTAATTCAACAATTCCATCCCTACGTGAATGTCCGTCTGTATCTAAAATGCCTTGTAACAAATCTAATCTTTGTTCGATTGAGGCAAACTTAAAGATATTTGGGATGAATTTAGAATGTGAGCCACATCCCTTCAAATTATAAAATTTTAGTGCTTGATTTATGTAATTATTTTTCCCGTCAGCAGTTAAATAATAATCCTTCTCTGATTTTCCATTAATCACCATATTATGATTAGCTGGGAGTCTTATGGCAATTTCATCAATTATTTCTTTATCGAGAGAAGAAAATCCAATACCATCCCTAACAGTAATACCGCCATCACCCAATAAACACCCTAATACATATGGGTCGATTTTTAAATCCCTTTCTTCAAATTCAACAGGCTTTATTATTGGAATATACCATTTATTATTGCCATTATCAAATTTCAAACCCCCATCCATAATTTCACGAAGAGTTTTTGTCATAAAAGGATTTTTACGCCAATTACGAACATATGTATTCACATTCCAAAGATGTTCATCACAGCATTCTACCGATGTTCCATCACTAAAACAAACCTCGTAAATATCTTTAACTCCTTGTGGATATACGCCCAAAACCTTTTTCGGCTTACCATCACTACCAATTACAAAATCATTCACTTTAACATCGCCCATTCTAATCCAACCATTTGATGTGAGTAATTTAGAGTCGAGAGGTTCTGCTTTACCCAATCCCATTTCATGTGAAATTAACGTACTTTTTGTGACATTCATGAACATAGCTGCCACAATTTGGTGCGGATATAACTTTATTCCTTCGTTAAGAAGTGCATGTAACTTATCTGAATATTGCACATAACTCTCTTCAAGTTCTTTCTTATATTGAACCCAATGTTCTTTTTTAACATTCAAATCAGCAATGAACTTACGCTTTTCCGCTTCAGCAATTTCAATTTTCTTGATTTGTGCAATAAAAACCTTGCGACTGTCTTCAGTTCCAAAATCAAAATGTATCTTATTTGAACCCTTGTATTGTTTGATTAATGCGAATAATGATGGCGTAGTAATTTCCCATGCCCTTACCATACCACTCCACTTACGAGTTTCTTCCGGTAATGCTTTAATCCTTTCAACCAACTGGTTGTTGATTGGAAAGCTTACATAATATGCCAATCTCTTCGAGATTCTTTCACAGCGTACAACAAAAACTGGTTGTTGCACACGTGGAAAATCATTTTCAGCCATATCCACCAAGTGTAACTTCTCTGTCTAATTCCTGACCACAAATATCACAAACAGTGATTTTTATAAATTGCTCTCTGTCATAATAACTTCCACCGATATAATCATCTTTTCGGCTTTTTTTACTGTGAGTGCAAACTTTTGGAAGTTCTTCCAAACATCGTTCAATTTCGACTGCAACCTTATCTCTTTTTCTATATAAGGGAGTTAATTGAATTTCTATCTCCAATTCACCTTTTTTCTGTCTCAATCGCTCAATTTTTCTTAAAAGAACCAATGCTTGACCGTTTTCCTGCTCAATAAGCTTCATATCTTTGCTGTTTATTCATGCAAAGGTACATAAAAAAAGTAAAATGTCAATGATTTTTCAGAAATAGCATATTTATTTGGATTAATGAATGATGTTATTTTTCTTTAAATTAGCATGAACAATTGTAATCCATTCAATAAACTCGTCATAGTTAAACGAATTTTTTACATAATTACATTGACTACAACAAGGAACAACATTTTCTTTTATATATCCAATATTATTATCTTTTCTATCAATTCCATTATATTGATAAGGTCCATTCGTTTTTGGTCTGTTCATAATACTTTTTGGCTTAGAGCCACAATAAAAACAGTTTGATTTAAACAAAATTTCTAATTCTTCATTTGTTAAATTAAATTCAAGTCCCTTACGTTTCGCATTTGATTTATATGAAATAATTAGTGCATTTTTATTTGCTTCACCATATTTTTTGGTATTATATGAATGAAATATTTCTTTTCTAATACATCCGCAACTTTTAGTGTGACCGTTTTTTAATTTAGAACCCTCAACAATTACTTCATTACCACAATCGCAAACACATTTATATTTTGTTCGTTTATGTAAACTTCTTGGTATGTAATCAAGAACCAAAAGTTTACCATATTTATTCCCAATTAAATTATTTCTTATATACATTTTTTGTTCCATTTAAATCCTATACAATTAAATACTTCAAATGGAACAATGAATTAAGAATAGTAACATATTTTTATTTTTAAATTATATTTTTTTGCTAAATTAATCATATGTTCACTACCTTTTGAGCGACCATCCCAAAAAGCTATCAGTGCATCAGCATATTTTGCCATTTCTTCATTGCGAATAAACCCGGCTGCTTTTCCATGTTCGTCCCACTTCGCAGGAAACCTTGCAATTTTATAGCCACGCTCCTGTGCATATTTTTCACCAAGCTTATCAGCACCCATAGCAGTACCGCTTACAATCTCAATTTCTTTTTGATTTTGTAGCATATAATCACAGACAGAGCAGAGTCTGTCGTAATCCTTGAAGGTTCTACCCCCTGCTATAATAACACGAAACATTGCATAAGAATATTATGCAAATATAGTAAAAAAAAATTAAATCACAGTAGTTTTTGTCAAACTATCTGAAATTAAGATATTTATTTGACCTTCTGTTGGTAAAGTAATTTTACCGCACCCACCGTCACCAAGAAAATCCAGCTTAAATTCACCAAGGAATCTACCTGTTTTTCTTGTATCTTTTAATTTGAATCTATATACAAGAGTATATTTAACCTCATCAGGATAATCCGGTCTGTCAGTATTAATAACAAGACTTGCCGGAACATTGGCAATACGATACAAGCCAGTATCTGCATCCATCATTGA